CGGTGAATTGAGTGGATGTTTTGCCAGAGTACGTGATGTACTCGCCATTAATGCCGATGACGCCAGACGCTGCAAACCCAGTGGTAGAGACAACCGTGATGGTCGTGGCGCTGTCGTTGAGTGCGCCGTTTAGCGTAGTCGTTGCAGCAATCGTAACTGTACCGCCGTATCCACCAGCGCCCCAGCCGGTTAGTGACGCATAAATCTCTTGGCCGATGTCGATTTGATAGCTGAACGTCGCAGCGCCAGTGGTTCCAGAAGACGTGGCCGGAGAGCTGACTGTGATGCTGTAGGTGGACGAGTCAATATAGGTGATGCGGAACTCTTTGTTCAGCGCCGAGGCAGGGATGCCGTTGACTGCGCCACCAACACCAGAGATCGTGACAAAGTCGCCATTACCAGCGCCATAGCCCGGATCGTTGACAACAACAGTGGTAGAGCCGTTGACGGTCGTGAAAGCATTAGCCGCAATCACATTTACATCACGCAGTGGCGTGACATCGTAGAAGTTGCCGCCATTGGACTGCTGGATGTAATACTTCAGGTGCGTGCCCAAGCCCATCAGGTTGTAGCCTGCAAGATTCACCCAGTTCCACAGTGCCCGGCAAGTGCCCCAGAATGATCCAGTAGGCGGAGCCAAAGACGTGCCGTTGTTGTAGTAACCGCCGGTATCCCGCACCCAGCCACCGAGTTTCTCCGGATAGCCCGAGCGAAAGCGCACCTTGTCCATCTCGAACCAAGTGCCTTCGTTAGCCAGCGTCGTGGATTCTCTGTTTACACCGGGCTTGAGCTGGAGTTTTTGCAGCGGCATGAGCGCCCCTTTATGCGGTCAAAACCTCTTGCGCGTGTTTAATGTGCGCAATCCGGTCGTCTAACCCAATGGTACCGCCGTTGATCTTCTTTGTCATCCCGGTGAAGTCTTTAGCATCAGCCTCTTTATTAAGCTGACGCTTGTTCCAAAACCACCCGGCGGTGAGCGCTGCGTACTTGGGAACCAGCACATAGTCCGGGCTGTGGATGAAGTCCATATTTAAAGCATCGCCGGCCAGCGTGTAGTTATCTTTGCCGGTGAGCTGGATCAGACCGCGCCCGTGGTACAGCCAGCCCTCACCCGTCTCCTCCGGCCCGTTGCCCATACGCCCTGCGTATACTTTATTAGCAATCTTCTCGGGGTTACGGTGGTAGGGCTTGGCGGACTCCAGCGTTGGGAAGCGGCTCGGCCATGTCTTCATGAGGCCCTCTGCGCTGTAGTTCATGTTCTCCTCCAGCCGGGTGAAGTTCATGGACTCATGGGCACACTGCCCGATAAACGCAGCCTGCCGCTCCGGGGTGTTGATCTCGTAGCGGTGGAAGACTTCTTCCAGAGGTTCGACCCAGTCAACGCTGATCTTGAGTTTGGCGAGGGTGTTGGCGAGGCTCATCATTTGATTGCAGGTGATTTAGAAAGAAGATCGGTCTTAGCCTGCGAACCAGCACTAGAACCAAAGTAATACGCAATGATGCCAGTCCAAGCGGTGCCGAGGCTACCCAGCATCATCAGGATGGCGGGGTTGTTGGAGTCCACTTTGCCCAGCAGCATCATCACCATGATGCCGAAGAACCCGATAGTGACGATTGCCGCCAAAACCGGGGGGACGATAGAACGGGTCGTAGCCTGCATCTCACGGGCGGACTTGCGGTCATCTACGGCTAGCGACTCAAAGTTCAGGCCCAGTTCATTCTCTTGACGCTTTAGCTCGATCTCAGCGATCTTGATCTGCGCGATCTGCTCGGAAGTCAGCTTGCCGCTGGAGATGATGTCCTGAACCTTATCCGGCTCCACTCCAATCGCTTTGGATACTGCGGAGACAGCCATACCCATCAAGGGGCCGCCCATCGCAGTAGCGATAGTGGGGGCGATTTGTTTGAGCCATTCCATTACTGTTTACTCCTTGAAAGCATAGTTGCTGCAATCTGCAAGAGGACGCGGTACTGGTCCACATCCGGCGGTTCTTCTTTCCACCCAACGGTGATCTGCCCGACCAGCTTGCCCGGCTCTGGAGGAACCCCCACCCGGCAGCCGTAGGTCATACCCTTTTCCATGTACCACAAGCCGATCTCAGACTGCGCGGTTTTGTAGTGACCACACGGGATCTCACCGGCCATGAGCGCCACAACGTCCCTATTGTTGGCGACGTTAGAGGTGAAAAGGCCCACATCCAGTCCCTCGTGTTCCTTCTCCCTGCCCTGCTTGGTATACGCCCGATGCAAAACGCGGGTGCCAAACATAGGGTTTACCTTGAATATAGCTACGACTGTAGCGTCGGTGTTCCGAAATAGATGCGCCGCCGCATCCTCTACTCTGTCCTCGGCAATGGCGGGAAGCTTTTGCTGTTCTTTATAGGCCCCGATCAGGAAGGCTTGGTTCTGCCAGATGAAGTAGCCCACGAACGCAAAGATCGCCATCAGGAGGATGGCAAACAGCTTGAACGGCGAGTCCACATAACTGAGGACCTTGTCGATCAAGCTGTTGTGGTTGATCTTCTCTTCGCTCACGACATGGCCTGTTTGACAATGAAGATGATGATGACGCCGATGATGACAACACAGATCGCTCCACCAACGATCTGCGCCATGAGTATCCGCTGGGCCGACACCTTCTTGCGTTCAGCCGCAGCGATACGTTCGGCCTTCTCCCGGGCCTGTTTAATCTTCATCCGCTCTTTGAGCATCATCTCCCATAACTCAGGGTACCCGCCGTAGACGAGCTGATGTTTGAGCGCCTCTTCGGCCTCACGCAGAGCGTTGGCCTGCATAACGATTTCCATAGCCCTCCCGGTGTCTGACTTGCCCGACTTACCTGCGTCGTTTGCAGCTTTCTGGACTACATCCCGGGCGTCAAAGAACCGGCCAAACTCACCAACCAGACCGTTGATGTCCTTGCCTAATTTGATGGCCTTTTGAATGCCCGCTACCGCAGCCTGCGCGGTCGCAAATGCGGTAATGGGATCAATCATTTCACTACCCTAGGTCTGTATACCCCATGGGCTTTTTAGCCCAAGGATTGACGGCCACAGACATCCGGGTGCCTGTGTACGCTTCAACCCCGTGGTAGATCCCCGGAGCGAAAACAACCATCCTGTTGGTGATTGGTTTGACGGCAATGGACTCTGTTCTGAACTCCCCGCCAGTCACATTTACATCTGCGTAGTAGACGATGCTGCAAAGCGGATGAGCCACCTCGCCAGTGGTGTTTTGCAGGGCCTCGTCCTTATCGATATGCCAGTCTGGGCGAGTGCCGTAATGCGCCCAGTACTCACACCCAGCCATGGATGTCAGGTCAAAGAACTTGGAGGCCGCCTTCACCAGCAGCGCCATGGGAGATTGGTCTTCTTGGAACCCGGCTAGAGTGCTGGGCTGCCATTTCATGGCTCGAGCCTGATCGCTGGACGAAAAGAATCCCACCACCGCAGAGCGGTGAGCGTCGTCCAACACATTATCAACCACGATCAGCATTTGTTGTAGATCAGAGCTAGAGTCAAACGATAGAACGGCGCGATATGCGACTGCGGGCGGATGGTGTGCGGGATCTTGGCGTCAAACGCAATCAAGCGGTTTGGCGTGTAGGAGCTGGCGAACACCACCTCTTTGATTGGCTCGTCATAAAACAGCGTCTCCCCGTGCCAGCCATCGCGCCATTCCAGATTGACGTAGTACAGCAGCACCTTGTCTTCTGGGTGGGCATGGACAAAGTTGGCGTCCGACGGGGTGGACAGGTTCATGACGCACTTGGTTAGGTTGAACCCCTCCATCTCTTGACCGACAGGCGTTGCCTTGAGCTTGGGGACTAACTGGATGCGCTCGATGTCTTCCGGAGAGTACAGGGCGTGTAAAAACTGGTGCTTGCTGTTCTCCACGATATTGCCGTCGGCCCAGCCGATCCGGTACATGGACTTCTGCGCAAAGGCGTACAGGTTGCTCCTGTATTCCAAATCAAACACGTTGTCGTAGACCCGCAGCTTGCGCCCGTTGTCTACCGTCACCTCGCGGATCACGCTGTTTGAAAGCACTCAAGCACCTCGCTGTATTTGGTCTTCGTGAAAGAGAACGTGAGCATACGGCGAGATTTACCGGGAACCAAGTCCACCGAATGGGGTACAGAGGTATCCATCAGCCACACATCGTTTGTTGCAGCGCAAAACTCTTCCACGTACTCCGAGGTGCGGGTCTCTTTGTCCCAGTGATAGAACTTGGTCACCTCGCCGTGGGTGTCGAGGTAGACATTAATGCCGCAGGTCTTGTTTAAATCTACGTGCGCAGGCAGAACCGGATTGGCCGAATCTGCGGCAGGCAGCTCCAGTAGGAACACATACGGGCGCTCACGCTTCAGGAGCGCCGATGGCAACTGCTCCAAAAACTCTGCCTCGTTTAAAACGCTCAGTGTCTCGGTGTACGGGATGGAGGTGCCCTCCAGATTGCGGGCGTATTTTTGTACTCGGTAGTACTTTTGATGGGGCGCGAGAAGC